GCAAATTGACAGTAGCCGCCCAAAGCGTAAAGCCTGCGCTTGGCGAGGTTGTGATGGATGTAGACCATCCCGAAGGCGTGGGGCTAATGTTGCCCGTTGACCATGTGTAGGTTGAAGTGCCGCTAATGGTCGGAATCGTCGCCGCCCATTGATACACGGTAGGCCGCGCAGTCTTAGAGCCATTGACCCCATTGCTTGACGAAGCGACAACTTGGAACCCTGAAGCCCAACTGACGGTAGTGGTAATCGCGGTTGCCGTATCAGTAACCGCTTTAGACGCGACCCACAAGTAAAGGCCGGGAGTGCCGGGGTTGACCGGCAGAGTAGTTGACCAACCGCCCCCGCCGGTATAGCTGCCGTTAGTTCCAGTAACCCATGTGAAAACTGAAGTGCCGGACGGGTTGGCCGGCGTGGTTGGCGACCATTGATACAAATACGCAATCGCTTGTTGCGTGCCACTTGCGCCAGTTGGGCCGCTGCTGCCAGTCGGCCCGCTAGTGCCGGTAGGCCCACTGCTACCAGTCGGACCACTGCTACCAGTAGGCCCACTACTACCAGTCGGGCCAGTTGGCCCAACTGAAGCAGAAGGTGCCCAAACAAAAGCAGCAGAAGTAGATGAAAGCTGCGACACAGACACTTCGTTTTCTACATTAAAAGCGAAGTAGTAAGTGGCTGGCGCAAGATTAACGTTAGGGAATTTGAGCGAGATGCCAGGAGCAAATGCAGCAGCATTTGACGCAATCTCAGTGGCCCAGACTTTCCAATCCGAAGTCGTTGGGCTAACAGACGTTGTGTAGTAGAGAGTGACCTTGGTGACGCGAACGGTCGAAGGCAACTGGCAGACGACACTAAATGTCGGCGGCTGAATTGTCGGCGCCTGATCAGCGAATGTCGGTGCAGCAAGTGCCGGGAAGTAATAGCCAGACTGAAGATTGCTGTTGGGCGCGGGGGTGAATTGAGTAATGCTGAAGTCGTCATAGACCTGAGCGTTGTACTCATTCATCTCAATCCGCGCACCGAGGTTGCCATCCGGCAGGCTGGTTTCGTTGACCTTGAATACGCGGAACAGTTTGTTGGTCCAGCCGTAGGCCGAGTTGGTAACGCTCACCACATCACCCGCATTAACCTGAATGCCGGTGTATGCGGTGTTGAACGAAACAATCAGGTCTTCACGGGCTTGTTCAAGCACTCGATTGGCAATGTATGTCGCCTGAACCGAGTCATTAAGCATTGAGAAGTTGGTGGTGTACTTGTTGACCGGCTCATTGGGATACAGCAAGCCAGACGGTGTTTGTAGAAACACGGTGCTAGGCTTGTCTTTGTTGCCCTTCCAGGGGAATGACGCCTCAATCTGATTGACAGATTGCGTTAGATCAACCGCACTGACGCGGATTTCGCCAATGATGTTGGAGTCATCAAAGCTGAATGACGAAGACTCAGCCTTGTTGATGACAGGCGACCACTGGCCCGTTTCAGCTTGATACGAAAGCCAAGAGTCGCAAGCGGTAAGAATGTGATCAATGTTATTGAGCGCAGTTTCGCCAGTGTCAATGACACCATTGATCCGATAACGCGCTTGAGTTGCCGAGCCGCCGCCGCTGGGCGTGTAGGTAATAGTCTGATCAGAGTAGGTATCAAGATCAGCGCAAGCAGTCGTATCGACGTTTGCAAGTGGGATTGCGCCGCCATAAACAGTGCTGACTAAATAGTCGCGCAGCACAGAACCCGGCTTTGCCACTCCAGTGCCGTTAAGTGAATGATTGAGCTTAAAAGTGATTGGCTGCAAGCCGGTTGTGCCAGCGTCAGTGTTGTACTTTAGATAAATGATGGCAAATGCCAGACCATTCATCTGCCGGCCAGAAGCAGGCCAGCGCAGGCCAGCAGGAATGTCAGACCCGCCCATCGCCACGTTAGGCGCAGATCCCATCACGGTTGTGATGACTCCAGCATCTGTCGACGTGTAAAGATTGAAATACAGATAGTTGTTGATCTTGGTGTCTACATTGCCAGCGCCATCAGTAAGCGAAGCAACGCGATTAGTGCCAGGGGCAAACGTGATCAGTCGGTCGCCGTAGTAAAACTGCGTTGTATCGAACGTGATTTGACCGTTTGGCGAGATGTGACTAATCGCCAAAACGTAGTACATCGCTTGGTTGTCGGTTGACAGCACGGCATCAACAAACGTGCCGCCCATCCACGCCTCACCATAGACAACCGGGATTCGGTTTTCCGAGCTTGGCGGGATTTGCTGCCGAACACCGTTGTCTTGCTGCTTGGGCGCTTTCGCACCAAACACCCGCGTGACGGCATAAGAAACGGCAAAGTTAACGGCCATTGCAAAGACTGGATACGCAGCCATGAGGCCCGTAATCACTCCATATGCCTGCCCAGCCGCATATGCAAGAGATGCAAGAGTTATTGAGCTTGGCATTTCTTATTCCTTACAAAACGTCGATTCGATCCTGCGGAAGCCTCGCGCCTCAAGATCGATAGCGGGACTGTTTGCCATGAGCGATGCGGTGATTATTTCTGCTCTGCCGTCTTCAATCAATTCTTCAGCATGCTTTCTGAAAAAGACAAATAGCTTGCCGCCTACAGTCCCGTCCCGATGATCGGGATGAACCCACCATGCCAGTTCTTTGACTTCATTGACACCTGGGCACCAAATGTTTGGTGTGACGATAGCCGCCAACATTCCGCGTTTTTCGCTATCGATGCAAATGAAGCCGCGCCCCGCAATCAGACTAAACAAAAAATGTTTGACATACTGACTGTCATGGTTGGCCGCTTGTCTTAGCTTATGGATGTTTGACTCTGCGGCATAGTGCCGCATCATCTCTACGCAATCATCTAGGTCGAACTTGTTTGCCAGTCTGATCACGATTGGACTTGTTCGTCAGGGATGTCGATATTGCGCCCAGCGCCGCCACCCCCGCCCGGATCGGAAATGCTGCCGCTGTTGGGCTTGCCGCCAAAGTCAAAGTAGGTGTTGGAGATCGCATCAACCCGGCTCATAGATTCATCGCCAGGGTAGATTGCTTGCCAGCTTGCCTTGTTCGTTTTAACGCCAGCAATCCGGTTCTCAAGAATGCGTCGCATGCTTGAGCAAGTGATGGTGCAAGTCGCCACACGCGACCGTAGTTGATCGTTCCAGTCCTCAGTAATGCTGACGTTGTTGACGATGCCGGTCCACCGCTTGAAGAACTGTTGAGTCGGCGTGGTGATGATTTGATTGTCTGAGTCCAAAAAGCCGCGCCACATCTCGACCGTGCTGCCCTTGATGTCGCTCGACAAGATCAACGCAACATTATTCGGGTCAATGCCGGTGAGAGAAATCGACATGTCAAACGATGTTGACTTGATGTCGCGCTGCACTTCGCCCACCAACAGCAATGACCCAAGGTTGCTGAAAGTGATTCCGCTGACCGTGACAGGGGCCGCGGCGTTACAGAACGTGTAGGTAGTCGTAGACGGCGCTTTGCCAACAATCAAGCGCACAAATTCTGCGTGTCGAATGTTTGCGCTGTTAAGCGCAGTCATCGTGGTGGTCATGGCGCGACATTCTCCCGGAACACGAACGGTTGATCCCAGTTCACAAACGCGCCATTGGTCATAGGCGTGAGCGAGTAGGTCGGGCAGACTTCTGCATACACCGGGAAGTACACATCCTTGCCCACGGCAGTCAGCGTGCCAACAGAAGGCGTCCCGATAACAGGGCGGTGCAGATTCACGCTAATCGTTGAGCCAGAGCCGCGCAGCACTTGCTGCGTGACTTTGTAGACATAGCTGCCAAGCTGCAAAAAGTCCCCAGCAGCGAACACCACAACCGTAGAGCCGACTGCGGGTAGATTGCCAACAGTAATGGTCTGTGAGTTGGCAGGGGGCACGCTGGCGAGCGTCAAAGCCGCAGCCTGCACCAGACTCAAGCCGCCTTGGTAAGCCGTGAACCACTGGAGGTTGGTGCTGCTGAACGTGATATTGGCGGGCAGTTGCCGGTCGAGGTTGTCGATGGTCTGGATAACATCGCGCACCTGTGGGTAATACAGATAGTTGTGCGGTACGATGGTGAATACCCACGGCACGGCATTCAGATACTGAGCCGTTCTGATCTGCCCACCACGGGTGACCTGTTGGCCGACCATGCGGCGGTTCTGCACCGTCATGGACTGCTGGATGTCAACGATGGTCTGGAATGACATTTACATTCTCC